TTGATATGGTCCTCCGTTATAGAGCCACTCGTCGACGGTTGCAGCTTCCCAGATTGGGTAGAAGTGAAGACCGATTGCGTTAGATGACGGTACAACGGCTCCTGAGATGATGTTGTTTCCATATAAGAATGAACCAGCTACTGGCTCACGGATCCCGTCGATATCAACGGGAGGGGCAGCTATGAAAGCAATGATGAAACAAGTTGCTGCAGTAAGTAGACAAGGAACCATTAAGACTCCGAACCAACCAACGTAAATACGATTGTTGGTAGATGTTGTCCACTCACAGAACTCGTCCCAACCTTTCAATACGCTGCCGCTTCTAGTTAAAGAAGAAGAAGTCATTTAATTAGTAGTACGATTTTGTGAACTTGTATGATGAGAGACTTAACCCCATGGTCTCGGTTTGGGGTATTTAAAGAGTCCGCAATGGCTCAGACCTAATGTTAGCAATTCGAAATATTAGACAATTCTATAAACCGTATAAGTTTTATTTACTATTTATTTTTTAGATTTACTCCTAGATCTATTCGACATACCAGAACCAGCACTATTATGACCTCTTCTATTAGTCTTGGTATTAGTTTTTCTCCCACTAACATTACTTTTACGGGGAGCACTTTGCCCATGACCAGACTTCCTTCCACCTCCTCCTACGGAATAAAAATCACTTCCTTCTAAACCACCTTCTTCAGGCCAGTAACAATCGCTTGGGATGCTGGCGTGCTTATCACTACTTCTCGTAGTTCTACATTTACCGAATGCTCTTGCCCAATCTTCTGGAGTAGTTGCTGGGTTAAGTTTCATTCTCCACGTCAGCTCCTCGTCTGTTAGTGTCTCGCCCCCGTATAGATTTTCAGTGAATTTCCGTCCATCTGTTTTCGTGTCAACAGGTTTAACAGTTACCTTTTTCTCTTTTTCTTTTTCTTTATTGGCTACAAACCTAGCTGATAATTGTCCTAAGTCGTCATCTAACTGTCTTCTAAAACCGTAATAATAATCATCAGCATTTAAAGCTGTAGGAGAATACGATTGACTTCCTAAGTCTGCGAGGCTTACAAGAGCAGGATCATCTGCCGCTCCTTTCATTAATTCGATTTTAAAATCGTCACTCCCAGCCAGTCTCATGACTTATTCAGATAGTCTTCTATAAACTAGGTTACCTGAAATTGAAACTCTCTCTTTATCGCAATCATAGAAGGGATAGACGCAATGCTGCAGAGTCGCAGGGAATAGCACCATGGCCCCACTAGATTCAGGGTCAAGCAAGATCCTATATTCACATATTTCTCCTGTGATTTTTTGGTAATAGAAAACAAAATTAGAAGCCATCGGATTATTACTACGTTTAGAAATAGGAAGATTATGTTGATCTTTCGCATAAGTAGGAATATCCATCCAAATAACAAACGAGCCAACTCCTGCATGTTCATGAACAGGATTAAATTCATTTTCTTTTTGGAAATTAACCCATAATTTATCGATACAAACTTCCGTCTCTACATCTTCCAATTCATAAAAAATATTACGGTTAACAGCAGACGTCGCCAAGAAATCTTTAACATAGCGCGTTACAGGGCTTTTTATATAGTTATAAAAAATTTCATCTTTATCTTTCATCTCCAAGCTTGAAGATATATGCCCTGCTAATCGATCACTATAAGAGTCTCCTGTCTTTTTCGCATCTGCAATACAATCCCAAAGATGCTTCATTATTCCCCCACTTAACTGGGTAGTCAAGACAGGAATATTCGACGGAATAATAAGACTCCATTTACCTTCGTCTGACGAGATATCTTCAGGACTTTCCATGAACACTAAAAAACCACCACCATCATAAATGGCAGTGGCTTTATAGCAAGCTGTTTAAGCTTCTGAAACTAAAACTTTACTACGTAAAGCATCAGGTGTTGCTTGACTTAGCATTTGCCAAGCTTGCTGTGGATTCTTGTCACTAAGAGCAGAGAATGTATTCCAGAAATCATCTCCACCAGCAGACTTCTGAACACCAGGAGCAGGCATGTCTATCTGAGGACGCTGGAACTGCTGAGTAGGAGTTTGACCTTCTGGGGCAGTTATTTGATTAGGAACAGGAGCTTGTGCCTGTGCTTGTGCTGAACGTGCCTCATTAGCTGCTACTTCTGCTGCTAAACGATCTTGTGCAATTTCAACTGGATGAGGGCCATTAGGACCAAAGAACTCATTGACGTAAGAAGACAACATGTCGGGATTAGTCAACATGGTGTGATAAGCAGCATTATCAGACGCTGCCGCATCTACAACCTTCTTAGCTCCGTCTAAATTTGCACTTAATTTTTCTACTCTGCCTGCTAAATTAGATGCTGTTTGTGTTTGAGTAAGAAGAGCGTCTTCTACTACACATGCATAACGATTTAATAGTGCAGGTGCTTCAGCTCCAAAGTGCTTAAGAACTTCAAGACTCTCTCCGCTGACGCTGTCTAGATACCCGTCGCTGCCTTGTGCGGTTCCTTGCTGACTCGAGGTCTGCGCCTGTGCCTGCTGGGTCGGGGAGTACGCCGGAGTTGCTTGGGGCACGTAAGTCTGCATCCCCGAAACGGACGGTGCTGCTTGGTACGTTGGTGCCGCTTGGGAGGGATAAGTCTCCTGTTGTGTTGGTGCCTGTAGGGTCGGCGTTGAGTAGGCTGCCTGGGGTTGGGAGTTCTGCGTTGCGCTCAAACTCTCTGTTAGGGCGTTGAACGCCGACTCCCATGGATTCGCCTGTGGAGCCTGAGGTGCTGCCTGAGGCGCCGTCTGTTGGATCGAGGGATCCGAAGGAGTCTGGTACGAAGGCTGGGCGGTCTGGGCCGGTGCTTGTTGATAAGCCGCGTTCGGCACGGGAGCGCTCGACGGAATCGAGTTCTGTTGGATCGCCGGTGCTTGTGTTGTCGTTGTATTGTCCTGCATAAGTTAGCTCTCGCTTAAGGAAATCAAATGCCCTATATACGTAGGGGGTTAAATCAAGTTTAGGATCTGCCAATAAAGGCAAGTCGGGTGCCTGCGGATGAGGCGTTTGACGCATGTCATTTATCAGCGCCAAGAATTGTCCAATACTGCTTTGTGTGGCTTGAGCCATTCTAAATGGATAGCCACTAAGCATTGCGCTTCTTTCTTCATCTGTCTTGTCAGGGAAGAGGTATCGTAACGCCTCGATGCTGTTAACACCGAGTTCTTGTAAGTTACGAACAACAATACTTGAATTCAGTATATCCTCTGTGCCATCTTCGAAGACTGGACCTTTCCATCTCCACTCTACTTTTCGATTGCCGTCGGGAATTAAACCAACGACTCCAGTAGGTAATTCACTGTTTTGTACTGCTTCTCTAATAGATTGTTCTAGCTGAGCCTCGTAGTCAGACTCTGCAACTTGGAATGCAGCCATGGCTTCTGCATGACTTGTTTCGTCAGGAAAATCTTCTAGGATTGGTGGTGGTGGTTTTGGTAGATTTATAGCGGCAGCAAATGAGTCACGGAAAATTCTTTCTTCGTGAAAAACAATTAAACCTAATAATTTGCATAAACCATAGGTCAATAAACCTCGGCATCTACGTGTTGCAGTAGTAGCAGCTCTACCATATAACGATTTAATTTCGTATGCAGTTGCTCCAGAACTAATTCCTAATTCGTCAACACCTCCCATCGCTGTACGCAATTCTTCCCGATATTGACGTGCGTATAAATTCTGATCCCCAGAAACTGCATCAGGGGTTAAGTAAACAGCTCTATCAGTTGCTTCTACATTGGCAATAATCCTAGGTACTTTCATACCTCCAATTCCCGATCCTGTCGGCTGGCTAACTCGTGTAGAAGGTCTTCCCATAGAAGAGAAACCAGCTTGAGAACTAATAGTAGGTCTCATAGCTTCATCACTACCTGACTCAACTAAGTCATGTTTTGGCCTACTAGAAACAAGCGTAGGATTACCAAAGAAAGTGATATTGGTTCTAATATTTTTAACTAAATCATCATGTAAAACAATTTGATCACTTAGCCAATCAAAATCTCCTGTCGAATCCATGCCAGTAGAACGCATGGTGTTGAAAGATTCAACTGCAGGTATGAAGCCAAGACTGTTAATTAATGTTCGTGTTGAACTTGGCGAATAAGTAAAGTTTTTACCTACTCCTGCTTCAAACGATGGCTTTTCATTCGTAATAGATTCTTTAATAGTATCTCGACGTACTTGTAGCTTTACCCATCGTTCACTGCCATTTTCAGAATTAGGAGTAGCTAAAGCTCCAATTCCACTACGTACAGAAAAAGAATAAATTAACTCGACTTCTTCTAATTGGGAGCCAGCGTCGTAATAAGCACGATAATTATCCTTGCTAAACCACATAACTCTATATGTGTCATCAACTGGTCTGAAATAAAATAAACCTTTTCCATCGATTAAAAAATCATCAACGATACCTTCCAATCGACTGTCAATCTCATTCTCTTCTACCAGCTGTTGAAGAAATAATCTTCTAAAACCAAAAGTATCTTGTGCTGGAAAAAATTCAATACCTTGACGAAGCATAAATAGCTTCATCTGTGCAAGATGGCTATTGACAACCATCGTGTCAGTACCACTAGAGCCATCTCTCTTTCTAGCGGCTTCTAGTATCTGACGAAAACGTTCGGTGCCTGGTTTAATCATTCTCTAATCCTACCTCCATTCTATTTGTGCGCCGCCTCGTTTCATGAGACCTTGCACAACGATATTTAAAGAGTCGGCACAGTCATCATGAGGAGCATGACCGAAATTGCATACTTCATCAACCATGCAGGTGAAATCTCGATATTTATTAAAAATAATCTTTTTACCTTGAAAAAGACCAATAATCCCTCTAAGGCGAGCGAGCTTATCACCCCTAAAACCTTTAACAGGACTAACACTTAAATTATAGAGCTGCCACTCGTTAAATAAAATTCGTTTGAGATCTCCTTCAAAACTTTTTTGATAAGCCACTACTTCAGGCCAAATCACAACAGGCGAATCTGTTCTAAAGTATTGACCTTCATCGTTGGTACTTAATAAATTCCACTCTACTAATAGCTCACACAAAGCTTCTATCTTTTCAAGATTCCCCATCGACCTCATTCTTTTGTAGTCGATGATGTAAACATGATCATCTTTGCGTCCTGCCAAGGTGAATACAGTCCAATCATTTCGTTCTGTCATACCTGCAGACAGATCAATACCCACTCCAATCGTGTCATATTCGTCTGGTACTTCACCTTTGACAAATAATTCAGGAGAAATCCCAAGCTCAGTCGTTTTAATTGGTTGGTTTAAGTATTGGTAAGAGAAAGCAACACGATCATCAGCTTGTAATTTTAAAAGATATTTAACAGACCAAAAAGAAGGCCAATAGGATTTAGGAGCACCACTATCGTCATAACTTAATGCCCCTTGTGATATAACTTTCCATCCTTTTTTCTGACAGAAAGTTGTAGTAAATAAATCATCAAAATGAAATCGAGTTCCTAAAGCAATAGCACGAGCACCTTGAAACATGGTTGGAACAATAACATTTGTCCAATTAGATTCCATCTCTCTTCTTATATCTGGATTAGCGATAGCTGCTGCGCTTTTGATAGCGTCATCAACAATGATTAACGAACTTCGCTTAGAAGTAATAGTTCCTTTCAATCCTGCACAAGCAACAGTGAAAGCGTCTTCTCCTCTAACGTCTATCTCTGCGTGTTCGAAATCAATAGACCATAATTCATCGCTCGTGCGATGCTTGGATAATCGAACTGTCGGAAAAATTTCTTGATATTCTTTATTGGAAATTAGGTTTTTTATTGCAGCACTTTTATTCCTTGCAACGTCTACGTTATATGAAACGTATAAAGTTCTTAATAATTTTTTAGCCTGAGCATGACGTCCTATCAACCACGCAACTAATAATCCTATTACTGTGGATTTAGCACTGCCTCTAGGACTTAATAAGCATGTATTGGGACCCGCAATATCGAGCAAATGCTCGTTGCTTTCACCTGTTAAAAACTCTTGGTGCCACACCTTCATGTGACGAGCTGCAGGTTTTCCCATTAGCTCGCAAAAAAAAGCAAAACTTTTACGTGCTTTTAAGACGTGTGGAGGAGTTGTAACGACCTCCGGCTGACTCTGTATAGCACGAGCAGCTAGTTGGGCACTTCGTCTACGAGCAAGAGATATCGATGCATTAGACATGTAAGAAGTCTAGGCGTTATTCACTATTGAAGCTACATAAGAATAATTTTTTCTTTTTGTCTCCAGCCCTTTCTGTCTACCCAATCTTGAAATTCAGCTTTAGCTTCTGGAGTTAAGTAACCGAAAAACCTATTCAACGCATGTTTTAGGGCATAATTTTTATCTTCAAATTTATCTAGCTCTAGGCCGCCATGCAAGGCACAGCAAGCGTCTAAGAGATCATACATAGGTATAGGAGTATGAGCGTTTTGTTGTTCCCTATTCATAAATAGTGATAAACTCAATTAAGGTATATTTGTTCACTATAGTTCTAAATTCATGAGCCAGGGGAGATCTTTCTCGTTATGAATTTTAGAAGGAAGTAAATTATAAGCAATGCTAATCCTAGCTTGGTCTGTTGTGTTCTTATTTGACTTATGTATTTGATAGCTAGGAAAAACTAGTAAGTCTCCAATTTCTACAGGCAATGAAGCTTCAGAATGCCAACTATGACGCACTACTATATCAAAGAAACAGTCTTGAGTAGCATTAGTGGCTTTACTCGTCTTAGGTTCTTCTTTCACAATTAAAGACATATCGCTGCCCTCTATATAAAGCACGCACGACATGAAAGAATCTGCATGACTATGAAAAACAAAGCCTTCTTCTCCTGGTGGCTGTTTATTGATCCAAGCTCCTACTATTTTCCAGTCACCTATGTTTGGATGCCGAGGACAAAGACTAGAGGCTTCTTTTAAGACCATTTCATTTAAAGTTTTATATTTCGGGTCTCTAAGGACATCCGCATAACCCCTGAGGTCTAATTCTTCAGAAGATACGTCAGGAGGAATTACCGCTGTATCAAAACCAACCTTATGTATTCGCGTAGGGAAGACATCTACATATCCTTTATAGTTGTCCATAGCGCCTAACCTTATCTACTATTTGATCAATAATATTTACATCCAGACCTAAGAAAGGTGGAATAATCCCAAGAATTCTAAGTAACCCATCAACAAATAATGCAAGACACGTAAATCCAAGAATCATACTAATAATTGTTGCATTTCTATTGTGTTGCTTCATAGAGGCCTCGTCAATAGCCTTAGCCTTGGCTACAGCATCGGCCAACATAATATCTACTTCTTCTTTCGTATAACACAAATGAGGTAAAATCTCTCTAATTTTTTCTTCAGTCATACATGTATGAAACTGTTACGAGTAGCCTACTTCTCTTCAATTAGAGCTGCCCATACAGATTCATAAGCTAAATCTAAAGCGTTTGTCATATCCTCGTTACCCTTGAAAATAGATCTTAGTTCCCTCATAACTTTATCGGCTCCAGATAAGATTAATCCTCTTTTATCTGTACCTCGAGACATCTTTTCAACCTCTACAACATGGCCACGCAATTCTTTGGATAGATGTGCTATTCGAGTTGCTGCCGCATCTGGTTTGACGATATCTGCTTGTACTTGCTGCCTTAAGAAATCAATGTCATATTCCAATTTGACAATCTCTCCCAACATCAGTTGCCTACGATTTAGTTTTGGAAAATTGTTAGAGACCCATTTTTCTAAAGGAGTAAAACCACCTTCATACCCCAAGACAGTTGCATATAACCAAATTTCAACAATCGAATATGTATTTTCTACATATACCAGAAAGGCCTCGTGGCGATCTTGGTCTAATGATGTTAGAAAATTTTGAACCGTATTATCCTTTTCTATAACCATTAACCAAAGAATTTAGAACCTGCTCTATCTATAGCACCTCTTGCGTCAGCACGCATCTTTCTCTCTTCGTTGTACTTATCTCTTTGAGTCTTTCTATTTTCTGAGCCTGCCTCTCGAAGTTGTAGTCGATCCTGCAAACCTTTAGACATATAATTCATTCTTGTTTGACTGCCCAATTCTTGTTGACCTAAACGCTGTTCTTGACCTGTAACTCTTAGAGACTTTCTATCTTGATCTCCTTGTGTTCTAATTTGTCTTCTGCCTTCCTCTCCCTGTTTACCCATTAACTCTTTCACGATGCCACCTTCAGCACCCATAATTTTCAAGGTATTACCTGTCTTCAGATTCTCCATCCCTCCGTGATATTCAGCCCAGTTTCCAAGTTGCCCACGCTGCCATTGAAGGCCTAGTCCCATGTTCATCAACATCCTATTGGAATCCATCATGGCTCCGGATAGTTGACCACCTAAATTCTTATCGTTAGGGTTACCTTTAACCCATGTGACCATATCCTGTAAACCAGTATCATACATTTTTCCTCCAGTCGTACCTGGTTTGTACTGCCAAGCATTTCCACTTTGATTTGCCAAGGAAGACATAAATCTATTCTCGCTGTATTACTAGTTTACCTATTTTTAAATTCCTGCGAACGCCTGATATTGGCTATGACATCATCACGAGTTTGAGCACCTGATTCTATCTGTTTAGACCAATAGTCTTTTCCTCCACTATCAGCTGATCTTCCTAGCTCGTTTTGATACACACTATCTAAGAAATCTGAAGTAGAAGAGGTACTAGGCTTCGAGACTGTGGGGACAGGTCTAGAGATAGAACGCCTTTCTGCTCTCTTTTGCTGATCCCTCGCTGCTTGCTCCGCCCTGTTCTTAGCTTCCTGCTTAGGAGCTTGTCCTACATCTGGAGTCTGAGAAATAAGCTCTGCTTCTTTGGCTTTTCTTTTAACACCGTATCTTTCTAAAGGAGCTCTCCAATTGTCATCCTTTTTCAGTTTGTCTATATTCTGTTGATGTTCATCAGGGGTTGGAGTATACCCTTCGTTGTACCGAACTATAGGTTCAACGTCTTTGTAGAGTTCTACCGTGTCATCTGGATCTTTCCTAGTCTTTCTTAGGTCTTGAGCTTCTGGAGACTGCTTAAAGGATGTTACAACCTCATCCATAGACATGCCGTCTCTAACCATTGACTTCCAATATTCTTTTCCTTCTGCATCAGATTTCCGTCCAAGAATTTCGTTGTATAAATCTTCTACCTGATTGTCTAACTGCTGTTCTTCGCTGATACCAGGACCCTCTTTACCAGGCCAGCCAGGGAACCAACCAGGGTCGATGCCATCACCATCATCTATGCGTCTTGGAGGTCTAGGGCCGGGATCACCATGAATAGGAGGAATCTCCGGTCTAGGTCCTGGCATAGGATAAGGTCTGCCATCTCCGTCTGGCCAAGGATCACTAGGTCTTGGTCCTGACTCAGGAGGACGAGGTAAACCTGGTCTTACAGGACGAGGCATTTCTTCTCCTGGTCCCCATGTATCTTTTCCACGTCGCCTAGGTGGTCTACGACCTTCTCGTTCTTCTCTCCTTTGATTATCCCATCTATCTTGTATCTCCCTCATGCGTCTTTGGTAGTCTTCCATGCTTTCACCTTCCCTTGGAGGCGTACCTGAACCACCCCAGCCAGGAGGCATAGCATCACCCCATCCCCATGTATCTTTTTCACGTCGCCTAGGTGGTCTACGACCTCCTCTCCGTTCGTCGTCCCATCCTCCTGCATCCTCTTCAGGTAGCTTTTGGTCGTCTTCGTTCCATCCTCCTGGTGGAGGACCAATTACAGTGTCACGTCTACCCGGTTTACGACCACCCTTACCTCTTTCTTCAGGGGTTGAGTCTTCCCAAGTTATAAATGGTTGGCCCGGACCTCTTTGATGCCTATCGTCTGTGCCGTCCCCATCTTTATCCACCCAATCCATGGTGAACATAGAATCAGGATCTGCTCCTATCCGACTACCGTAGCCACCTCTACCTGTCTTAGGAGGAGGAGAAGGTAATTGACGATAGTCATCTCCTGAGGTTCCACCATCTCTACCTGTCTTAGGAGGAGGAGAAGGTAATTGACGATAGTCATCTCCTGAGGTTCCACCATCTCTAGGACGACCAAAGATGTCAAAAAATCTATCTTCAGCAGCTTTTTGGTCTTGACGATATCTCTCAGGCGTTACATTAGTACCTGGAGCATAATCAATGTGAATATTTCTATAACTTTCATCACCTACACCTGGGTTCAACGTGGGCTGATTGTACTCGTCATACCTCCAATTCTGACCATCGTCAGGAAGTTCAGGAAATGTCTCACCGTCCACAGGAGTAGGCTCATAAGTTAAGCCAACGTCCTGCTTGCGATTTTTAATCCTTTCTAATTCTTCCTCGTAAAAACCGTCTTCGGCAAGACCAGGGAGTCGTTGTATATAAGAAGCCATTTAATTACCTAAGAGATAAGGAAGCAATGCAGCACCACTGCCAATAATGCGTGATGTCATGTCGTGACGTAATTGAGGATTAATGACATTTTGCAAGTCTTGTTTTTGCTTTTTGTCACGAAAACCTAAACCAACATCTCCTAACATTTGATGTCCTTCTGGAAGTCTAGTATCTACACCTTTAGTCAATCCTTCGATAGCGTAAGCAGGAGCCATTGCTGCTTCTTTTAGAGCAGTACTCATCGTGCTGGCAAAGTTGTTGTCTTTCAATAATTTATTAATTTCTAGTGCAGCTTCATCTCTGCTAACAAGTCCATTTTTGACTTTCTCTTTTAATTGCAGATAGCCAGGATTCATCGAGGCTTGCTGAACCATTAAATCTTGAAGCTTTGCCGCGTTAAATCCCATTACTGTAAATCGATCCTCCTTGTTATTTTAATCAATTACTAAGTATCAAAGCCAAGATCATTCATAAGGAAATTTTTAACTGTTGCAGTGTTGCTTTGCTTGCTGCCTGTCAAGCTTTCTCCAGCCATCCTGATCTGTGTAGGTTGACCCCAAATATTAGCTAATGTTTGTTGTAAATTCTTTTTTCTTGCCATTTCTATTTCTTTCTCGGCAAGCCACTGCGACTGCTCGTTGATCATTTCTCTTTCTACTAGATCTCCCTGCTCTTTTAAAGCAATACCTGCTAAATCCATTCCTTTCGTGAAATTCAGCTTATTAATCTCTCTTGCGGTATCTGTTGAATCTGTCGTCTTGATAGCACTAAAACCTTCTATAGGAGGATTCCCAGGAAAGTTATTAAGGTATGCAGCACTTGCGCTACCGAATCCGCTAGGTAAGCTTACTGCCATTTTAGAAACCTATTAATGAATTAACGGTTTGACCGCCAACAGCATTTGCATTCATCATTGCATTAGCCAATATTGCATCTTGCTGTGATTGTCTTGCTAATGCATTCTGCTCTCTTAGCAATTCTTTAGTTGGTTCCAGACCAATCTTATTTATCTCATTCTGTATGCGTGCTTTCTTTTTAGCTTGGTTTAAATCTACGTTAGGATCAAAGACACTATATACACCTCTAGCCAATCCTTTACCTGCATTTCCACCTAGCATTCCTCCAGCGGTTGATCCAATGACCCAACCAACGCCAGGGATAGGAATCAAAGCTTGACCTAAAATTCCCCCTAGAGCAGCTCCACCAATGGTGCCGCCAACTTTTCCACCAGCTTCAGCAACGTTTACAGCAACTGGATCTGTAGGATCTCTTAATTCTTGAGCTGCATCTAACAATGCGAATAAACCTGTTAAACCTGCAACACCTCTTACCCGAGGTACTTTACCCATCAGCTTCAGATAGTCACCTGGGCCTTTAACTCCTGCTCCTATACGTATAGGTCCTCGACTGACTTGCTTACTTAATCCTTGTACATTCTTAAATGTAGGAACTCTTCCTCCTATCTGTACTACTCCTTCTTTAAGTTGTTTAGCAGTTGCAGGTGTTAAAAGTGATGGATCTTTTAGTGCTTCTCCATACAAAAGATTTAATAACGGCTTACTAGTACCTCTACGAAGATTATTGAAGAAACCAGCCCCC